GTTATATTCATGGTTATACTATTATAATCCCCGTTTTTTTAAAATCTCACTATTCGGGACTATTTTCTCCCTTCACCTTTAGGATTTCTTCCAGTCACTGTTGAGGTGCTGTCAGAATTATTATTCACTCTCTCGCCATCTCTGGCTCTAGTAGTTGTGGCATCTGCAGCCTGTTGTGGCTTTAGATCTAGTGGCTCATCCCCACCGTCTCTTTGTGGCATTCCAAGAATTGTTCTTGCCTCGTTTGGAACCATAATCTGATTCTTAACGTATCTTTCAAGTATTTGAGACTGTGCAATCTCATCTGTAAGAGTCAACTCTTTAAACGTAAACTCTAAAATATCTGTCTTTTCACGAATAATCTTATTAATCATTTTTTCAAGTTTATCTTGTGCTGGGCGTGCCACTTGCTCTTTAAAGGTTCTATCCTGTGCAAGTGCTGCTGCAATTTGAGAAGAATCTCCACCACCAAGTTTTGAAAGCGGAACCTGATGTGCAACAAGAATATCATCACGATTTTGCTTACGGTACTTTTCAAATGATCCTTCTTGTACGCCATTTTCAATTGGCTCCATCTTAAATTCAACCTTAGAGTTATCGCTATCTCCTGGAAGGGGAATGTAAAGAGTTCTATGAGACTGCCCCTTAAGGTTTGTCTGTAAGAATCTAAACATCTTATCTTCTGCATCTGCAGATAATTTTGCACCCTTCAATGTAACAACATAACGTGGAACTGCTTTATTACTAAAGTAATCAATGTTGTATTGAGACGCAAGGGCATCACCATGCAGTGAATTAATTGCGGACATGATATCTGGAATTCCGTAAAAAGTATTTAGGGGTGAGTATTGCTTAAAATGAATAATCTCATTTGGTCTTGTGTCTGCTGTAACTGGATTTGGATTCTTTGCACCAAAGTTACGGAAGTAGACCACCTTGTTTCCAATGACCTGAACAAATCCATCACGAAGACGGCGCACACGCATTGTTGTTGCTGGTATATGACCAACATAGCCAATCTCTCCACGGGTTGTTCTTCCAATTTCTAAATATGCATTTCCAACTGCTTGAAGATCTGTATACACCTTTTCCATTGTAGATGTAAAAGAGTCGTCTTCATTTAATGATTCAAGCCAGTCTCTTACTTCAATTTTTGCTCTTTCAATTCTCTTTCTTGCTTTTTGGGTTGCGCTGTTATCTTCAGATGATTCAAGTTTCATCATAGTTCTTGGAGACACCTGAAACTCGTATCCAAGACCAACAATATTTTCTACCTTCGCATCAATTGCTGCATGGTTTGCAAATGATGTGTCATAATAATTTGCTAATTCATAAACATTCCATGGTGGTGTAATTACATCAAACATTCCGTATCCATTACGGTATACAGTTCCTGGATTAATTTCTTTTGACTTTGCTCCGTCAAGCCCAGTGCTTTCTGCTAATGCACTATCTAGATATTGCTGTGACACGTCTGACTTTGACATTCTTTGTGCACGACGCTTAAAATTATTGTCTAGACCAGACAAGTTCTTTAGATAGTCCCAACTCTTTGAAAAGGGATCCTGTTCTTTAAACTTATCAACTTCTTGTGCAACATCATCAATTCTTGCACCAATAATAAAGTCTCTGTCTTCTGACATTATTCTTCATCTCCATACTTTGCAATAGTGTCTTTTGCTGCTTGTACAGCACCAAGGTCATTGAGTGATGGGATTAAGCCAGCCTTCATTCTATCTACCTGCTCAGAATATTCTTCTTCAGAAACTCTTGTTAGCCCTGGAACAAAAATACATTCTCCATCGCCTTCATCTCCGTGATACTTTGCAGCATCTCTTAGTTTTGCAATTTGGGATATATCTCCACGCACTGAAGGAACATTCAAAATTGATCCATTACCGTCTGTAAACCACTTACCATTTGACTTCTTGTAAACGTAAAGACCCCAGTTATACTTTTTTTCTATAACTTGTCGTCTAACGTTGCTTACTATTGGCTTGCCAGTTTCTGGGTTAATTAGTGAATCCATAACCATAAGTATACCATATTATGATGGTTCGTGGGTTGACAATCTCCATGTTGCCTTGCTATATATCTTAAGTGTGTCAGCAAGGATACTTAAACTTTCTCCATCATCTACAACAATCTTATTTGTACCAGTATATGCCTCAAAAATAGCATCAGGCTTAACACGATATAACTCAGACTTGCCAAGAACAAGAACCTCTTCCCAGACTGATGGGACAGTCCAATATTGCCAATCAAGAGAGTTTGATCTCTCAAAGGACTCAACATCTGCCCACGGTCTAGTGTTAATTCTATCTAATTCTGCAGTACTATTATTCTTATAGTATGAGATATGATTAAAGACCACTGGACCACAGATCCTTATTGCTCCAATTGAAGAGTCAAAGTCAAGACTTTGTGCAAACGAGACTCCTAGGATTCCCCACTCTTTAGACACTAATCTTGGCTCTCTGGTGAGTATTCCATTCCAGTAGAAACTTAGTCCATTTACTGGCTTTCCAGTATTTTTACTTAAGGCATAAATTCTTGCACGATCTCCGTAGATGCTATCAGAAATCATGTAAAATTCTATCACATCTTGCTTTTTTGAGTATGCCCCGACAAAACCGTTGTATGCAATTTCAAAAATCTTAGTTGGAAAAGGCGAGAACAACTTGTTGTCGTACCTAAGCCATACCTGCATTGCACTAACAGAATAATTGTCGGACTTTCCAGAATTAATAACCATCTCTACACCACGTGACTGAGTTGGATCAAAATCTCCACGAATAGTTATGCCACTATCTCTTGTTAAGTACAGGTATGGCACAATATCTTTTGAAATAGAGTACGGATTCTTTGCCTTATAGTCATAAAGAATTCCACTTCTTGTATATGGAAAAAGTTCTATACCAGTCTTTGTTCCTATTGGATTAAAAGAGTTTTCATTCAAAGCCTTTGATGCTAACTGGAGTTGTCTAACCTGCACTGGATTTGACAATATTCCACGTATATTAAATTCCATAGAGTAACACAAGGCTAGTTCATTAAAATCTACTAGATTAGGATTTGGGTAGATGAGTGTTCCATTTACAATCTCAAATTTTGTAACTTCCCAGTTTTCAAAGTTATTGATATCTATCAGTCTTCCTTCAAGCGGTGGTTGCTGTATTGTGAAGTCCGTATCAACCAAAACATTTTTCTTGTATAGATATTGGAATGTGACAAAAGACCTAACATTAAAGTTTCTTGTATCATACTCAAAATATTTTTCAGCATTTTGCGCTAAGTCTTGATAGTTATCCCATCCAGTAATCAATGGATTATCTAAATATTTGTGAGTTACACCCCTAAACTTATCTACAAGGTCTTTATACTTAAAGTCAACTCCTGGAACAGTTTCTTTTTCTAATAGTTGTGTTGGTTCTGGAACATCTATGTTAAACTGTAAGAAATCCAAATCGTAAAACTCTGACCCATTATTTCTCTCAATTGTTTTTGCAAAATATGATAGTGGCATGTAGTCTTCCCAGTACCCCATTACTGCAATATCCATAAAGACCTTGTTGTATTTTTTAAGGGCTATTAATTCATAGGACGCTGTCTGTGCTTGAATGTCAGAAGCATTTAGGCCTTCTAAGAACCCATTCTCATTAAAGTATTCTTCAATGCCAATAGAATTTTTTGCCGATCTAAATCCAACCGAATACACATTGCCAACAAACTGCAGAGTTTTATCTGTTGCATCTCCCAAAATAGATAAAGATATTGAATTTATAGAATTAAAGAAATTGCTTATCTTATCTCCAAAACGCTCTTTCATTATTGGTATATTTATTCCGACTGAAAACTTATCCGATAAGGATAAAAATTCAAATGAGTCTAATTCTGTTATCTCTCCATCAAAGTCTACATATAAATATTTAATCATTGAAGAATCTTTTTTAACTATAATCATTTCAGATGTATTTTTATTCTTAAACTTAAATAATATTTGAGATGCCTTATTTGTAACCTGTTTAAAGACTCCTGTTACAGATATTAGGTCTTCCCTCAACATTGCCACATTGTCAAAATACATATAAGAATTATCAACATACTTACCAAAACCTAGGTGATAAAATCCTTCTGCTTCATTGTTTATTACCTTTAAGTCATTCTGAAAGTCTGAAAAGTCTGATTCTGAAGCCCCTATGTAGAATGTTGGCAAAGAGTAATCTGGAGCCTTAAGAAATTTTCCAGATGCGTCAAGATTAGAATATACTGCATCTGACCAAGAGGCCATGTCTGGATAGTTATAGTTATTTGTATATCCAGCGTTTGAGTAATCTATAGAAGCAACAACCCCGTCATATGCTGTAGATAAAGACTCTGGCAGATCAACACCCTGACCATAAACAAACCGTCTCTTAGCAACTGGGATGGCTACTCTATAAGGATAAAAAGAAATTGAGTCGACCTCTACTGGGCTAACATCTTCGTAGGAATAAAACCCTAACCAGTCCTGATCTTTATTGTTATATGAATATTTATCTGGAAAGAAAAGTTGATCATAATCTAAGGCCATAGATATTACCTGTTCTCCATTAATAAGAACTGTAGCAAGTTCGTCTGCTATAGATATATGAACTAGCATTGGTCTATATGATTCGCCTATATAAAATGACTTTATATTATCTGAAATAACTAAAGTTATAAAACCAGACTGAACATACAGTCCATCTTCAGAATTAATAGGGCCAAAGATTCTTTTTGGTAACTGGTTGTCTGCTGAGAACCTAAGCCACATCTCTACAGTATAGTCTTTATACTTTCCAGACTCGTTTAAAAATCCTAGACCTGGAATAATTAGTGATGGAAACTCTTTAGTAATATACGTACTAGGAATTTCTTCTGGACCTTCTGGTGAGTCAGAAGCGACAAAAGATGTATTGTTGTAGTTTAAAAATCCACCATTACCATAATCGGTCCAAAGGGTTGTGCTATATTGACTTGCATCATAAACAGTTCCTTGCTCTACCGTTGTATAATTTGGATAAAGTTTTGTTACATTTGAAGCACCGTACACCATTGGAATACTTGTATTCTGTGCACGTAAACTTTTTTGCATTGATAGGTAGTACCCCTTGTTAAATGGAGTACCGTAAGACTCTGCTGGAATACATTTTATACCCTCAAGACTTAAGTTTCCTGGGCCTGGACCAAGATCAATAAAGGATGGGAGATCTTCTAAATCTATGCCAAGCGATGTTGCCTGATAGTTTTCAGACCACTGACCCAAAGATATTCCGTTTACAAAAAATTCATAGTCTTGAATATTTGGAGTTATACCTTCTGTTTTATAGTTTCCTCCCCAAATAGTAAATGAAACTATAAGTCTCATTTCTACATTTTGCTGTGGTAAATCAAATGTTGCAGAAATGTGTGTCCAAGAAGAAAAATCAGAATAGTTAAAGTCTTTAAGTTCTCTAAAGGTAGCACCGTCAATTTCATCATAAAATTCATATCCAATAGAAATCTTTTTAAATAAAACAGAGTTTGGTTTTATGTATAGTCCAAAAGAAAATGTTTTTAAAAGGCTGTTGATCTCAGTAAAATTTAAAATGTCGGGACTTGTAAAAGTAACAGTGCTTGTCTCTTCTGAGTCTTGCACTGGTAGAAGTATTCTGTTTACAACACTTTCTGGAAATGGAGAAGTTAAGTCATCAACCTCTGACACTGTTCCAGAAGTTTTTGCCCAAGAAGAAATGTCTCTGTTTGCCTCTGATATTAAAGATACGTAGTCACAGGTGTCATCTAGGGACCACAGTGCGAGTGGATTTTCAGCAAATACTTTCTCTGAGTAGAGATTTGATTTTATAGACATAGGTTCTCCTAGTCTATTTTATCACACAATGCG